ATCCTATGGAAACTCTTTCCCGTGAGGTTGGAAGATACAACGAAACTTTCGTCAAGAAAGGTCGTGCTCTCGGAGAACTTGGCCACCCTGACGGCCCTACTGTAAACCTTGATCGTGTTTCTCACAAAATTACTTCTCTTGTTCAAGAGGGTAGTAATTTTAAAGGAAAGGCACAAATCCTCAATACTCCTATGGGTAAGATTGCATCTTCTCTTCTTGATGAAGGTGTAATGCTTGGTGTTTCTTCTCGTGGTGTTGGATCATTGAGAGAAGATCGTAGTGGTTGTAAAGTTGTTGGTGAAGATTTCATGTTAGCAACTGCTGCTGATATCGTTGCTGATCCTTCTGCTCCTGATGCATTTGTTCAGGGAATTATGGAAGGAAAAGAGTGGGTTTGGGAAGGAGGAATTCTTCGCGAACAACTCGCAGAAAAAACTCAAAAGAGAATCAATACTCTTGTTGATCAAAGAAGATTAGAAGAACATAAGTTAGACTTATTTAAACAATTTCTTCTAGATCTTTGATTTATAAATAAATATAGATTAATACAAAAAATATTTAATCCAAATGTCCGTTGGTAGCAATTTACAAGAAATGGAAAACGTAGTAACCAAAGGTGCTGCTGCAGCTGAACCAATGCCAAAGTTAACCACAGGTATTCCTGCTGGTCAAACTGGTTCTTGGGAAGATCTCGGTGGCCCAACTCCAGAAAACTATAAGGCAGATGATAATTCTGCTAAACTTGCCGAACCAAAAGTTGCAACAGTTAAAGATGTTGTAAACAGAGGTGCCAAACCTGCAGAAGCGATGCCTAAAATGGCAAAGGAAGAGGAAGAGGTTGAAGGTGAGGTAGTTTCCGAAGAGGAAATTTCAGAAGAGGAAATTTCAGAAGAAGAAATCGTTTCCGAAGAAGAGACTACTGAAGAAGTAGTTTCCGAAGAGGAAGAGACTGTTGCTGAGTATGATATCGAAGAAGATATCAATGCACTTCTTCAAGGAGAGGAACTCTCTGAGGAATTCGAAGAGAGAGCACGCACCATTTTTGAAACTGCTATCCAGGCAAAAGTCGCTGAAGTTCAAGAAGAACTGAAAGCACAATATGAAACAACTCTTGAAGAAGAAGTTCTTGCAATTAAGGAAGAACTGACTGATAGAGTCGATGCTTATCTTGAGTATGTTGCTCAGCAGTGGATGACCGAAAATCAACTCGCAGTCGAGCAAGGTCTTAAGACTGAAATGACCGAATCATTCCTCACCGGAATGAAGAGTCTTTTTGAAGATCATTATGTAACTATTCCTGAAGAAAAATATGATGTGCTTAATAGCATGGTAGAAAAACTTGATGAGATGGAAGATAAACTCAACGAGCAAATTAAGTCTAATATTGCTTTAAATCAAAGATTAGCCGAGTCGGTTGCTGATGCAATCTTCTCCGAGGTCTGCGAAGGTCTTGCACTTTCACAGAAGGATAAACTCGCTTCTCTTGCCGAAAATGTTGAGTTTGATGGTGAAGACAACTATCGTGAGAAACTGGTAACTCTGAGAAATTCTTATTTCCCAGCAACTGGTACTCAAAGAGACAATTCAGAGAATATTTCTGAGAGCACCGAAGATGCCACCCAACCAGCAGTGTCTGGTTTGATGGAGTCTTATCTCGATACTCTGACTAGAGTTTCTAAAAAGTGATTTTTAAATTATAAGTCAAACTAAAACTTTTAAGAGGTAAAATTCAAATGCAGCAGTTCAATGTAGAACATCTGCAGGAGAAGTGGGCACCTATCCTCAACCATGAGGGTCTCGGCGGCATCTCAGATGCACATAAGAGAATGGTTACCGCAGTTCTCCTGGAGAACCAAGAAAAAATGCTCCGTGAGGAAAGAGAGTTCCTCGGAGAAACCCCAACCAACCACACTGCATCCAGCGGCGCTGTTGCAGGTCTGAGTGGTCAGGCATCTGGCGCTCTCACTGGTTTCGATCCCGTTCTGATCTCCTTGATCAGACGCTCCATGCCTAACCTGGTCGCTTATGACCTCGCAGGCGTTCAACCAATGAACGGACCTACTGGTCTCATCTTTGCAATGCGTTCCCGTTATGACAATAACGCTGGAACTGAGGCATTCTTCGATGAAGCAGATAGCGCACACTCCGGTATTGGTACCGATGGATTAGCTAGCACCAATCCTTATGTTGCCAACTCTTCAGGTGTTGCTGCTGGTTTCGGCACAAACGTTCAAGCTGGTGAAAACCCAGGCGCTCTGAATCCTTCTTCCAACAGCACCCAGGCTGCTTATTCAGTCGGTCGTGGTATGGATACCCAGACTGCTGAAGCTCTTGGAGAAACTGGAAATGATTTCCAGGAAATGGCATTCTCGATCGAGAAAGTCACCGTTACTGCAAAGTCACGTGCTCTGAAAGCTGAGTATTCACTCGAGCTCGCTCAGGATCTGAAGGCAATTCATGGTCTGAATGCAGAAGCAGAACTCGCCAACATTCTCTCCACAGAGATTCTGGCTGAGATCAACCGTGAAGTCATCAGAACCATCTATAAGTCTGCAGAGACTGGTGCAACCGCAAACGTTGCTACTCAGGGAACCTTCGACCTCGACGTTGACTCCAACGGTCGTTGGTCTGTTGAGAAGTTCAAGGGTCTGATCTTCCAGATCGAGCGTGATGCTAACGCAATCGCTCAGAGAACCCGTAGAGGAAAGGGTAACATGATCCTCTGCTCTGCTGATGTTGCTTCGGCACTCACCATGGCTGGCGTTCTCGACTACACCCCTGCACTCAACGCTAACCTGAACGTTGATGACACTGGTAACACCTTCGCTGGTGTTCTTGCTGGTAAGTATCGCGTATACATCGATCCTTATGCTGGTGGTCAGAACCCTGTTTCTGGTTCAGCAAGCAATGGTCAGTATTACGTCGTCGGTTATAAGGGCACTTCACCTTATGACGCAGGTCTGTTCTATTGCCCATACGTTCCTCTCCAGATGGTTCGTGCTGTTGGTGAGAACACCTTCCAGCCAAAAATCGGATTTAAGACCCGCTACGGCATGGTCGCTAATCCATTCGCTGGTGCTAACCAAGGAACCAATCCTGGTGCTATCCTCGCTAACGACAACCGTTACTACAGAAGAGTCAAGGTTGCAAACCTCATGTGATCCATTTCACATAAAATTTCTCAGAGGGTTCTTCGGAACCCTCTTTTTTTATCTAAATAATAATAAAAATGCCCTATCACGTTCAAAAACCAAGTGCTGTTGCATTGGTAGATCCATCTAAAACAGTAGCATATTATATTGGCAACAATAGATGGTCATTTCTTTTTTCAGATAGACAAGTATTTTCTACCGAAGAAGAAGCACAAAATGCAGTTTCAATAAAAAATATAGTCGTTGTAAATGAGTAATAACTATGGCATCCGCATTCGATAAGCAGATTGGAAATAGAAACTTTTTATCACCAGTCGGTTTCAAATTTAGTTTGGCAAAAGAACCAAAGGTTGCTTTTTTCTGTAACGCCGCAAAGATACCCGAAATTGCCTTAGGAACGGCACTTCAACCAACATATCTCAAAGATATTGATGTTCCTGGTGATAAGTTATCCTATGGCGACTTTAGACTTACCTTTTTAGTAGATGAAAATCTAACCAATTACATGGCAATACATAATTGGTTACTTGGATTAGGATTTCCAGATTCAACAAAACAATTTGATGATTTGACCAAAAATGTAGATGGAATCGATGACCTGCAGAAACAGTTTAGTGATGGAAGTCTTCACATTCTGAATAGTAACTATAGAGATGTTGCGATTGTAAAATTTAGAGATTTATTTCCAATCAATCTTTCTTCATTAGAGTTTGAATCTTCCGAGACGGATATAAAATACTTTACAGCAGAGGTCACTTTCAAGTATACTATCTATGATATATTAGCAGCTGACGGTAGAACTCCATTATGATGAAGATTGAAACAATTGAAGAAATGTGGAAAAAAGATTCCCAAATTGATCCTGATAACTTACATAATGAATCATTAAAAATCCCACAACTTCATTCAAAATATTATAATCTTTATAATGAAATCACCCTTTTAAGAGA